AAGTGATTTTTAAACTACTGGACCGTGAGAAACACTTAGAAAATGGACAAAGCTAAGTATTTGCGGAATAACTCACAAAGAAAATATTTTATAGAACTGAAAAGATTACAGAGGTTTTCTATAGCTCAAAGTAAGATAGAGGATTGATATATCCTGAACTTAGCAATGAGTTTTCTTAAATAGAGAAGAAAAGGAATCATCCGGGTGCTCAATGGGCCCCATCGATCAATGATTCGATTCTCCACTAAAAGAAAAGACGCACTATAGCCATTCAGCTGGCTATCATTATTACAAAAGACAAACTTTCTTACGTATGCACTTACATAAGAAAAATAAAGCTGGCCTATATGGCCGACACACTCAGCTGTCAGACAAGCACATTACAGCTGTAAATTTGGATGCTTTCGGGTCCACTACTCTCCACTGAGCTGCGCACTAGAATCTTTTCGATCCTTTCCCTATCACTTTTTGCAGTGCTGCACATGCTTCCTTGGCTTCTTTCTCGTTTTCCTTGACAACTGGTAACCAGTCTCCATAGTAGTTGTCCTTTGTTGCGTATGAAGAGACGTAGCTACTTTTGCTTTCCTTAATCCTGAGGTATTCTTCCATGCTTTTGATGAGTGCAAGTTCAGCTTTCTTTTCAAGAGTACTCCTTTCTTCCTTGAATGCTTCCATGAGAGGGAGTGGTATGCCATGATGAAGGGCTTCCTTTTCTTGTCTGATGAGTTGTTGATATTCTTGAACCAAGCTGTTGTGACTGCTAGAAGAACTTCCTGACTCCATGTTGTTGGATTTTTCTGCACTTCTTTCCAGGCCTTTTCGAACTTTGAACAGAACTCCTGAGTTTCTTGATTTGTATCAAAAATTATTAAATTAATAATCCTTGAAAGATTGTCTGCAAGTAAATTATCTTTCCCTGCAATATGTTCAAATTCGACTTCCACTCCACACCCTGTTATATAGTCTGTAAAATTGATCCACCTTACTCTCGAAGGTTTGTTCTGGGATGACTTGTTGTAGAAGGAGATTATTGCCTGACAATCTGTCCTGATAGTGACCGCTGGTTTACTTAAATAATATAGCTTAAATTTCTTTAAACTATTCATTACCGCGTGTATCTCAGCGTCGATTGTGGATTTGATTGGTCTGAATTTTCCACTTGCATAGGCACATATCTTCTCGTCTTTTCGTGGGTCCCTTTTAAAAGGTTTCCACTTACAGATTCCTCCCCATCCTTCCATGCATCCGTCAGTTTCAATGATGATGTACGCTTCTTCTGGTGGGATCTCCAAGTCTGGAAGTTTCTGGATTTGGGCCTTGATCTTTCGAATTAGCTCCTCATCTTGTTTATTCAGCCTTCTTTCTCCAGTTGGGCTAATCTTTGCATACAATGGGCTCAAAAGCTTACCCATTTCAGGCATGTAAGGCCTTGCATAGTTAAGGAGTCCGAGCCAACTTCTAAGTCCTGCCTTGTTGTTCAGCTGTTGTGGGCTGAAGTCTGCTATTTTCTTGATCACGTTGGACTGTAGCCTTATCTTCCCTTCGTTGATCACAGCTCCTAAGAACTCGATCCTTTTCTGGCCTATTTTCATCTTTGTTGGGCTTAACACCAACCCATGTTGCTTGCATCTCTCCAGGAACTTCTTCAGATGTTCCTTATGCTGCTCCTCTGTATTGCTGAAAATGATTATGTCATCAATGTATACAGCAATAAACTCTTCTGTTCCTGCAAAACAATGATCCATTTTTCTTTGAAAGATGGCAGGGGCATTTTTGAGGCCAAATGGCATAACCAGCCATTCATAAAGTCCTTGAGGTACCCAAAACGCGGTCCATGGGATTGACTCTTCATGCATTGCGATCTGATGAAATCCACTTTTCAAATCGAATTTGCTGAAGATTTTTGCTTGGCCAATCCTTGCATGTATTGACTGAATTCCAGGCAGACTATACTGATCCTTATGAGTCAGATCATTTAGTCTCTTGTAATTAAAGACCATCCTTTCCTTGCCTTTCTTCTCTTCCCCTGTTACTGGATCAATGGTAGTACCTGAGTTGACAATGAAGGCATTGGTGCGATGCCTACTGGTACTCTTCCTTATAACTCCTATTTGTAAGAGAGCATCCACGTGTCTTTCATACTGCTTCTTTTGTGCTGGGGTGACATTATCCAGTGGTTTGTCTTCCACGGTGAGTTCTGGGTTCTTGATGTCCAAGTAACATGTAACCCTGTTCTTGCTCCAGTGCTGTAAAGGATTTTCCCCAATAAATCCTTGTTGCTTTAACTCTTCTATTTCCTTCTTGAAGCTGCTTGCAAAATTGTCCTCCTGCATTGTTGTTTCTTTTGCCACTATCTCTGTCCAATGCAGATAGTCTTTCTCTTTCACTTCTTCTTCCTCAATGGCTGCTGCAATTGTACTAGTTTGCACTGTTGTCAGGTTTTTATAGAAGGTTACAACGTTTCCTTCTATTCTTAATCCCCCTTGCATGCTCCTGATGAAGTTGCATCCTAGTATCATCTGTATGCCATCTGCAATTTTCATGGCAAATGCATACGTAAATGGTATTCTGAATGTATTCTCACCAATTTTCATTCTACCATTCTTCAACTTTTTCTTTGAGGTTGAAGTTGAGTTGATCCCATTGAATTGGACTGTGAACGTGTTATCTTCCAAGAGTTGCTTAGGAATTGATTCTGAGTCAATACAGCACGTTGTAGCTCCTGTGTCCAATATTGCTTTGACTTCTACTGCTTCTTCTCCTGGGATCTCGAGTAATATCTTCATGTTGTACAGGTTGTTGGCTTTGGCTGAGCTAGCGATGATGTGGCTTTTGTTCACCTTGGCTGAGCTAGCGATGATGTGTTCACCTTCCTCGTCATCTGTACATTCTTGCTCAATCATGATTCCTTTGAGCTTTTGCTGTGGTTTTGATGGTTGACTACTTTGACTACTCCCACCAACTTCTGCTGTTGCTTGAGGTTCTCTGATTGTGATTCCAGGTTGTTTAGGCTGAGCTTGAGCCTTCGGCTGAGCTTGAGCCTTCCAGTATTCCACTTCCTGCCTCAGCTTCCTGTTATCCTCCTCTAATTGCATAATGTACTCCATTTGCTGTTGAATCAATGTAGGACTTGCTTTTGGTTTGCGAGATTCTATCGCCGGTTTGACTTGAATGTTCCTATCTGTGTAATTCTTTGAGCATAAAGGACATGTAGTTAGGGAACATGAGAAACAATGTGCCCTTGAGTTCCTGGAAGTCATTTGTTTGCAAAAATGACACTTTAAGAACTCCTTTGGAACATCTGGCGAATTATCTTCCCACTGATGCAGACACTTGTATTGTTGCTTTGATACTGATACAAGAGGCAAGTACCCTCCTGTCTTTCCAAGCCAGTAAGCTTTCTCCTTCTGAGTGATTACATACAGCAACTCTTCTTCAATGTGGTCTTGTCTCATCTCATCCTCATTTTCAGAGACACTGTAGATGCCATCAGATGGTTGATCTCCTTCATCTACTGAAACAACTTCATAACCTTCTGGAAGGTCAATTGTTTCCCACATTGCTACTCGTTTGACGCTCTTCTTGTCATTTGGGCATTCTCTGGAATAATGTCCTTCTTCTCCACAGAGAAAACACTTGCACTTCTTACTTCGCAAATATTTCGTTTTGTCAATTCTCGCATGAGAATTATGAGGCTTTCCTTTATATGAAGTGCTCCGACGAACTGCACTTTTTCCTCTGGATGTTGAACTCCTTCCTTTGTAATAGCCAGTAATTGGGAAATCTCTACAAAAATCAAGAGATTTTAGACTCCTGGCAAATGCTGCCTCTTTGCACTGTTCTTGCAAATACTGATATGTAAACAGTATTCTTGGTGGAACTCCGATTGTTACTCCTGGGTACTTCTCATCAAATGCTTTCTTGATTCTTCTACCAATTTCTCCAGGCATCTTCATCCAAAGCTTCTCAGATAATTCAGGATTAAGATACATTCGTCCTGTCTTGGCTGCCAACCTGAAATAATCGTTCAGAAATTGAACAATATACTTCATGTCAGAACAGTGAAGCTTTTCAATGTCTCTGTATGCATCTTCCTGCATCTTTGTTGATCCTGTTGCTGGGTCTTCCAAAATGAAGATCCTTCTAAGTTGAGAGAGTATGTTCTGCACTCCCTGATTTCCTTCTGAAGTTGTGACTAACTGATTGTATTCATCCTGGTACATCATTCTCCAAGCCACAAACGTTAATTTCTCCTTCTCACCAAGGAGATTTTCAATGAATAAGAGCTTTTCTTCTCCTGAGATAAAGCTCATCTGGGACATGATGTTTTTTGTTATTGATTCCCATCTAGAGAACACTTCATTAAACATTCCCAAGTTATGAGGAATGATTAACATTGCTCCCTGTTGAGTCTGTGCTGATGGTAACTGCCAATTCTCATTGCCAGTGTCCCTTTTAAACCTTCCTTTCTGTGAATATCCTTCAAAAAGAGGGATATCAGCTGATTTCTCCTTTGCTGGCGGGTATCCTTCCGGTGTTACTGCTATATCCATTGGAGGTCTGTAAGGTCCTGTGACTGTACTTTCCATTGCCACTACCTTAGTATTTGACTCTTCTGCCAACTCCTCTTTCATTTTTCTTAGGATTGGATAATCATTCCATCCATCCTCTTCAGCTCCTGCAGCAACGATCTCCATTTGTTCATTAGATATATGCATATCACATAGTTCCCACCATTGAGCTTCTTCATCACTGGATTCTTCCTGGGGTATTTGAGTGTTTGAATTATCATTGTCATCTTCAGATTCACTTCCCCATCCAGTTGCCACGATCTGATTTGTTTCTAGTGGCTGCTCATCTCTTATTGAGTCATATCTAACCCAATATTGAAATCTGCCACCATCTTCTCCAAGTGGCCCCCATTTTTCATGAATTGGTCGTCTCCCTACTCCTGGAATGTATTGCGTTTCCGGCTCTGGTTCTGGTTCTGGTACATGCTGATGGATTAGTAGAGCCACTGAATGCTCAGAGACAATTGAGGCCTCATCTTCATCTTCTTCATCATCTGTGTTATGATGAATGTTTTCTGTTTGTCTAGCTGGACCATAATTGTTAAATCTCATGGAAATTGCCCCTCCAACGAGATTTCTGGTTTGAACTGAGGTTGGTTGCATTGGGATTGCAACTGGTCTAGCTGGCCTGATAGTCCAATTTCTTCCTTGTACTTCTGTAGTGCTATACTCCCTTCCTTGTAGAGCACTCACTCCATGACTAGCTAAGTAGTCCGTAACGCCTTGTATGCTGTATGCAAATCCTACGTTAGAGGTATTTGACAATCTCCCCACCATACCTCTTGTAACTAGTAAGTTTGCTTCTCCTGCTTGCCACTGGTCGTATCCCCTTGTTAGAATTGATATCTGTACGTGCTGACAGAAATCATTCACCGTCATCATTGTATCTGGGATTGCATACACAAGCTGACTTCCTCTTGTTAGATCTACTTCCATTGTTGCAAAAATAGATCTATCTCCTTCCCACCTAGTGTCTCTGAAGACCACTAGTGCCATCGTTCCTTCTCTCTGTCTATGGAGAATCTGGATTCTAACTTGCAAAATGCCTACATGGATAAAGTTATATCCTGCCCTTTGCAATCTCTCCATACTCTGCTGCTGAATAAAGCTGCGATCTACTTGTTCTCCTTCTCGACAGCTTATCGCTTCTTCAGATCTATGATTATAGACCCGATGTTGTGCAGCATCACTCCTGCTGTGGTAAAGAACCTCAGCTGGTACTAACCTTGCTCTTTCACGCATAGACATCCTCAGTGTGGCTTGAGGATCTATCTCCTGCTCAAGGGTCCGCTCATAGGGTTGTCCTGTGATCCTACTTCGCATTCTTCTCATACCTTGTTGGACATTGTGTCTTCTCCTTTGACTATTCCTGTATGACCGAATTTGATCATCAAATGAGAGACCAGGTGTCTCTTCATTTCTTCTTCTAGAGACTGGTGTCTCTACCTCCGTTTGTGTCCTTGTTGTCATTTCTTTTTCTTTGCTTCCTCAAGAATGACGTAAGGGTCTTTGAAAGCGTAGAACTTTCCTTTTGATTCTGGAACTTTGCTCTTTGGTCCAAGGTTTAGACCTTTGAGTTGGGTTACCAGACTGTCAATCTCGTCTGACTGAACTGCTTTCCCTTTTTCTCTTTTCAAGACCTTAATCTCTGCTTCAAGTGAATCTACTTTGGAGTGTAGATCCAAGAGTAATTGTATTATCAAGTTATGCTGGGATATACAAGATAACAATTGCTCTCTTCCTGATCCTGCTTGTTCTGATTTCAAGAATCCTGTAGGTTTATAGATAGCTGCGTTCTGTATGGCTTGCTGATACGCACTATCTTCTGACATCAACCTACCCAGTGGTTCAATTTCTCAACCGCCTTTTCAACTCTTCCTACCTTCTCTTCAAGTTGTGAGATAAGAGCCAAAGCTTGCTCTTCAATCTCCTTTGGTTGTTTGGAAATTTCAGTTAAGAGGTTTTGGGCTGTTTGCTTGGTTAAGGGTTTCTGCTTTGTTAGATATTGAACTTGATCTTCGATCTTATCAAGTCTTTTACCTAACTGTTCTTGGTTTTCAAGGATCTTGTGGAAGTTTTTAAGAGATACTCGTGAGAGTAGAATGAGGTGTTTAATGGTAAAGTCAAGGTTATTTGAGAGGTCGTGATTGGTGATTTTAGGTTCTTCAGAAAGATCTAATAGCTGGGTATTTGCTATTCGTTCTTTATCATAAAACTGGGCTATTGAATCTTCAAACTTTTGAGACATACATAAAAGTAAATTAATCTTACGTTTAAGATGATTTGAGAATTTCAGCTCAGGCTTTCTGGATCCAAAGAAACTATCCTCCTTTCTCCTTTCAGATTCTTATACTTGCTCCTTCTGCTCACCTTCTTGTCTGCTGCCTCTCCCAGGTCTTACTTCGACGTACGTCTTTTGCAGAGTCTTGCAAGCTTTCGAATCACTGGTTATGGATGATAATTACTTCTTCACCCTTCAGCCGTTGCTGAAAATGAACTTAGAACTCCATTTGAATAGAGCTCTGATACCA